AGTTTAATACCAGATAATGATGTTTTATTATCTTTATCAGTTAAAAAACTCATACAAATAAATTTTTGATCTCTTGGTAATATAGTATCTTCAGTTAAATAATCTACTTTTGACATTATATAATATATAAATTATTTCTTTATGTCAATTTTATTATTGTTTACTTATATTATTGTTTACTTATATTATTGTTTACTTATATTATTGTTAATTTTATTAAATAATTTAAGTTGATTTTACATAAATCTTGTCAGTAACATCTTTTTCATTAAAATCACTATAACCAAACCATATAGAAGGGTTTGAAAACATGTTACTATATATATTACTTGGTTTTAAATCATATATCATTTCATCATATGTTTGTAAATTTTTATCTTCTTGTTTTATTAATAATTCATCAAATAATTCTTGATTACTTTTAGTTGTTTTTTTTGATATATAAATTATTAATTTTATTACACCGCATAAAATTATTAAAGCAATAAAATATAAAATATAATTCATTTAATTATAATAGATATTATTTTAATTAAATTATTTAAATGAACTAATATACTCCCAATTTAAATGTTTACATATTTTTTCCCATATTTGATCATTTTCCATTATTTTGTCAGGATCTTTATGTAATGGAAAACACTCAAATAAATGATCTAATTCGAGTAATTCGCAAAATTTATGAAGTACATATGAATATGATAAAAAATTCTTACGGTCAATTTGTTTAAACATTTCCCATGGTTCTTGTATCTTAAAAAACATTGATATAAATAATTTTTCCATATCACGTGTAATTTTTGGTGGTGGTAAATTATTTAATTTATTAATAATATATGCAACGTGTTCATAATAACTATTATAATTTAATTTCTTTAAAATAATCTTCATTTTCTTTTTATTTAATATTGATAAATCTGTTATACGTTTTTTATTAAGTTCTTTAACAATATCAATAAATACTTGTTCTGGAATATCTGGACTTTGTTTGGCTTGAAATTGATTAAGCCATTCACGAAAATGATTTAATCGTCTATATGGACTGTAATCTTTTATTTGTCTATCTTCATCTAATATTATTGTTTCACTATCACCACAACACGGACATATATATGCACTTTCTGACATATCTAATATTTTTTCAATAGTACAATCTTCACAATATTTAATTCTATTTGATCCATCATCATGAACTACACGGATACCTTCAACACGTTGACAATATTTTTCAAATAATCCAGCTCTATTTACTACTATAACTTCATTATTTAATGCATTAACATTTTGTTTTTCTTTTTTATTACATAAAAATTCCATTATATTTTTTGTTTCCTTAACAACAGGTTCTTTTTTATCTCTCATTTCATAATAATCAGATATTAAATCACCAGCATTATCATAATAATCCATTTCATCAAAATTTGATTTGATACTATTATATTCTATTTCTAAATTATCTTTTTTATCTAGTAAATTTGCTCTATTTTTAATATCTAATAATGTAAAACTATCTCTGCGTTCATCCATTGTATTAATCTCATTTACTATACTATTTATTTGATTAATTAAATCAGGATTTTCATCTTTTTTATCATTAAAATATTTAACCATTTGTCTATGTTTATTATCCAAAGTATTTGATTCTTTTAGTGACACCTGTTTATTTTTTTTATATTTTGATGGCCCATCCGAACCTTGTGTATTTATCATATTATATATATATATAATAAATATAAAAAAGACTTTAAATAATTATATAGATTTATTATTTTAAAAATTTATTTCATATTTTAGAAAAATATACAGATTTTTTAATTTATATTTAAAAATTAATAAAAAATATTTAGAAAATATAAATTAAAAATCTATAAAAAAGTATTTTTACAAAAAAAATTTAATAAAAAAATCTATAAAAAATTTAATTAAAAAATTTAATTAAAAAAAATCTATAAAAAAAAATTTCTAGTTATAAATATATATATAATATGGGTGGTGGTTTAATGCAACTCGTCGCTTACGGCGCACAAGATGTTTACCTTTCCGGTAATCCACAAATTACTTTTTTCAAAGTTGTTTATAGACGTCATACTAACTTTTCTGTTGAACCTATTCAACAGACTTGGAATGGTGTTGGTGATTTTGGTCGCACTGTTACCTGCAACATCAATCGCAACGGTGATCTAATTACCAATATGTATGTAGTTGTTATGTTAAGTTCGCAACCAACCAACGTTGTTGAATGGGGATATGTTAATAGACTTGGACATGCACTAATTGAAACTGTTAGAATCGAAATTGGTGGTTCTAAAATTGATGAACAATATGGTGATTGGCTTAATATTTGGTATGAGTTAACGCATAAAACTGGACAAGAACGTGGTTATGCTAAAATGATTGGTGATGTTCCTGAATTAACTAACATTAGTACTCAAGGTTTCAATGCACACCAGCTATATATTCCACTTCAGTTTTGGTTCAACCGTAATAACGGATTAGCTCTACCTCTTATTGCTCTTCAATATCACGATGTACGTATTACTCTTAAATATCGTGATTCTGTAAACTGTATTAATTATGTTGGGTCTACAAAACCTACCTTTACTAAACAACTAATGTCTGATTCTTACCTTTTAATTGATTATGTTTATTTAGATTCTGAAGAACGTAAACGATTTGCACAAGCTTCTCATGAATATTTAATTGAACAACTTCAATTTACTGGTTCTGAATCTATTAATGGTAGATCTAGCAAATATCGTTTAAATTTTAATCATCCTTCTAAATATTTAATATGGGCACACCATCTTGGAAAATATAATAACGCCAATTATAAATGGTTAGCATATGCACCAGATGGAAATTGGGAAAATGCACGTGATAAATTTGCTAAAATTATTGCATGTGTAAGTTCGGATGGTTTTAATATAGATGGTAGTAATGTTGAAACAAAGGTAGATGTAGATGTAGAAGAAGGTGAATTAGTTGATTTTAAACCTAGTACTACTGGTTTACCTCCACTTTTTTCTACTGATTTAGGATTATTATTACAAAAAGTATCTGTTAAATTTGTCGCACTATCACCAACAAATGCCGCCGAAAGTGATGGTATTACTGGTAGTACTGGTACTACACCGTCTCTCACCGCTAATGTTGGATTATTAAATAATAACATTCTTGATAATTTTATTGTAACCAAAAATAATTTAACTATGAGTGACATATCGAATACACTATTACAACAAAACTTACCAGTTAATGTACAAACCTTTGTAGATAAATTTGCATGCTCTGTTTCCAATTCGTTTAATTATGGTGTCAATATTGATGGTAGCAATAATGTTTGCACCAGTGCTAAACTTCAACTTAACGGACATGATCGTTTCCAAGCAAGAGATGGAAACTACTTTAACTATGTTCAACCAGCACAGCACTTTTCTAATACGCCTGCTGATGGTATTAACGTATATTCTTTCGCCCTTAAAGCTGAAGATCATCAACCTACTGGAACTTGCAATTTCTCCCGTATTGATAATGCCACTCTACAGGTAGATATTGGTACTGATCTTGAAGGTACTAATAATATTCTAAATATCTACACACAGAACTACAATGTTTTAAGAGTTATGTCCGGCATGGCGGGAACGGCGTACAGTAATTAAGCATAATGCTAAAAAATACATCATAATTACATCATATAAACTATATTATAGTTTATATGATATTTTATACATCGTAATATATATAAATGTAAAATAAAAATTGATTTAAATTATATTTAAAGACATAACTTTTTAATACATTAATATAAAATGTTAATAAAATCAGTTAAAAATCAAGAATATGGACTTTTAGTTAATAAAGTTAAAATTAATATGGAACAAGGTTATATTATTTCACGACTTAAAAATTCAATTCCAGAAAATTTCTATCAAAATACAGATGATAATTTATGGTATTTTAAAAATTATAAAAAAGATATAAAATTAATTGATATATTTTATCCGGATGTTAAGATTCAAAGTATTGAATTTAAAAATAATGATTATAATGATTATTTACCGGATAATATTGTAATTAAATTAAATCAAAAATATGAAAATAGTTTTTTTGAACCTATAAATTGTACTATTATAGAAAAAGGTACATCGACACATATAAAAGAAGGTTCATGTGCAGGAGAATATAGAAATATGTATTGGAAAGTAAGAGATAGTGAAAATAAAACATATTATTTAATGCATATTAAAGATGATATGTATACAAAAATTTCTAAAAGAGACATTAAAAAAGTATTAACATTTAGTGGTAATACACTATTACCTAGTTGTGCAAAACATGACTGTAATACTAATAAATTAAATTACAGACCTACCTGGAGATTATTTCAAAATGGATATGTTTGTTGTACAATTAATAATGGTGAGAAATATAAAACATATTATCTACATCAATTAATTATGGATGTTCATAATGAAGATCTTACAAATTATGAAAAAACAGTTGACCATATTAATCAAGATAAATTAGATAATAGACAAACAAATTTAAGGCTTGTTAATATGTCTACACAAAATACTAATAAAGGAAAAGCTAAAAGACGTGTTGATGCATGTGATTTACCTGAAGAATTAGACGAAGCATTACCTAAATATGTTGTATATAGAAAAGAAATATTAGATAAAAATAGTGGAAATTTTAGAGAATATTTTTATATTTGTAATCATCCAAAATTAGATAAAAATTGGGAAACAACCAAATCACAAAAAGTTAGTATTAAAGAAAAACTAAAGCAAGCAAAACTTAAATTACAAGAATTAGATGGTGATATTACAGAAAAAGAATATTTACGTGAATCAAATACAGATAATAAAATAGATTTACCTATTGGAATTAGATTTTTATCAGAATCATCACCATGCAAATTTGTATTCGACTTGCGAAAAAATGATATTAGATATGGTTTAACTAATGTATTAAAATCAACTAATTTACAAAATGAACTTGATGTATTTATTAATGCTATAAATAAAAAATATCCTGAACTTAATTATAGTACATATAAAATTGTAAATAATAAAATAAAAATTAATGAAAAAAATATTTCACAACCAGAAACAGTTAAAGAAAATATAATTAAATTAGTTTTACCAACAAATTTTTCCTTTTATTTTGATACAAAAGGAAATGCATATTATTTTTGCTTTGCTAAATCTGAGAACGGGAAAATGCTAAGATTGAAAAGAAAAGTTAATACAAAAAATTATCAAACAGAATTTGATAATTTTATGAAATTAGTAAATGAAAAATTTCCACATATCAAATTAAATGATTATATTATTCCAAATCTTGAAAATATAACAGAAAATGATTCAAGTGAAATAAATGATTCAAGTGAAACAAATGATTCAAGTAATGCAAGAACAATTATAGTTAAACCAATAATGCCACAACACTTTTCTATATGTAATGTAAATAATATTGATTATATACAATTTTGTAAAAAAATTAATGGCACAAAGTATCAATATAAAACAAAAATAAATTCATATGATTTGAATACAGAATTAAATGAATTTATCAATGATCTAAATGAAAAATATAAATTAAACTTAATTCATTTAGATTATATTATAAAAAATCCAACTGGATGGATGACAACTAATAAAATTGTTGATCATACAGAAACACCAGAAAAAATATTACAAAGAGCACAAGCACAAAATTATATACAAAATAAAATAAATGAAATTGGTTTAGATGAATTTCGTAAACAAAAAGCTCAATATGCACAACAATATCGTTCGAGAAATAATTAATTTAATACTGAAATATTATATCTATAAGATAAATATAATATTTTAATTAATGACTATATTTTACCAAATAATACAATTATTTACTAAATAATACAATTATTTACTAAATAATACAATTATTTACTAAATAATACAATTATTTACTAAATAATACAATTATTTACCAAATAATTAAAACATAAAAAAATTGTTGATATATGATCCTATTAAAATTATAATAAAAAGTACTTTGTTAAATAATAGATTTATTAATCTTCTTCATTAAATTATTTGAAAAATCTAAATATTTTTAAGATAAATTATTTTAATTTTAATTAAGTTGTTTTTTCTATTATATATTATAATAGAATGTCAAAATCAAAAACAATTATAAATTTAGAACAAAACGGAAGATTATTTCCATCATGGGTTATGAAAAATTTTAAACAATATATATTACCTGAAATAATAACTAAAGAAGGCGAAGATCCATGTAATCAAGAAAGAGAAAAAGGATTAACATTATATCAACAGTTTGTTGGTCAATATTTAAATTATCAATCACCATTCAAAGATTTATTAATTTATCATGGTGTTGGATCAGGAAAAACAAATACTATGATAAATGTATATAATATTTTATATAATTATACACCTAAATGGAATATATTCTTATTAATCCCTGCATCACTTCATGATGATCCTTGGTTAAAAGATATTAAATCATGGATGAAACAAGAAGATTTTGATAAAAGATTTGCAAATATAATATTTATTCATTACGATTCACCGTTTGCTGATAGAGATTTTTTAGAAAAAGTAAGAAAAGCAGATTCGAGTAAAATATCAATGTTTGTTATTGATGAAGCACATAAATTTATAAATAATGTATATAATAATGTGACATCAAAAAATGGTAAACGTGCACAAGTTATTTATGATTATATTCAACAAGAAAAAATAGAAAATTCAAATACACGTGTACTATTATTATCTGCTACACCTGTTGTTAACAATTCATTTGAATTTGCATTAATATTTAATTTATTAAGACCCGGGACATTTCCAACATCTGAAAGTATTTTTGAACAATTATTTATAAGTTCATCTAATTTTGCATCATTAAATGAGAATACTAAAAATATGTTTCAACGGCGTATATTAGGTTTAGTATCATATTATATTGGTGCAACGCCTGATAAATTCGCTCAAAAAACAATTCATTATATAAATTTAACAATGGATAAATATCATGAAGAAGTATATAATCATTTTGAGAAAATAGAAGAAGATAAAGAAAAAATTAGATTAAGAATGTCAAGAGGTAAAGTTGGTGATTCAATGTCGACTTATGCATCATATACACGACAGGCGTGTAATTTTGTTTTTCCATCAATATCTGATAAAATTAATGGTGAAAAACGTCCGAGACCTGGTGCTTTTAGAATTAAAGAAACAGATGCAGTTGTTGTAGAGGAAGGAAAGAATGTTGAAAAGAAAAATAAATTAGTACAATCTAAAGCAGAAGTACTTGAATATATGAAAGCAATTAGATCATTTGTAAATGGATTTATAGAGTTTTTAAAAGATGTTTTACGCAAAGATAAAGAAAATGGATATACAATTAGCGATGATATTAAATTATTTCATACTAAATGTGATGGCAGTTTTACAAAATTTCAGACAGAAAAAAAGAAATCTAAATTATTTGAAACTATGTATATGTGTAGTCCGAAATTTGTTAGAATAATTTTCAATATATTAAAAACAAAAGGAACAGTTATGATTTATTCAAATTATGTTGAAATGGAAGGTTTACAATTATTAAAAGTATATTTAGAATTTTTTAGTTTTGTTGATATAGAACAAGATCAAGAATTAGATAAAAATAATTTAAATCCAAAAAAAGATCTAACAAAAGATGGATTGCGTTGGTGTGAATTTCATGGAGGTATTTCAAAAGATGTTCGTAAATTAAATAAAGATATATTTAACATGACTGATAATAAATATGGTAAATATTGTAAAATAATTATGATTTCACCTGCTGGTGCTGAAGGTATCAATTTAAATAACGTTCGACAAGTACATATTACAGAACCATACTGGAATGAAGTACGTATTGAACAGGTTATTGGCCGTGCATTACGTTTTTGCCAACATAAAGATTTACCACTTGAAGAACGTAAAGTTGATGTATTTAGATATAAAGTTGTAAGAGAATCAGGAAAAGAAACAACGGATGAAAAAATGGAAGATATATCACGAAAGAAAAATAACTTATTATTATCTTTTATTGAATCTGTCAAAGAAGCATCAATTGATTGTGAATTATTTAAAGCTCATAATATGATGGGTTCGAAATATAAATGTTTTCAGTTTAATGAAGATTCATTATTTGAAAATCCAGTTGGTCCTGCATATCAAAATAAATTAGATTATGATTTAAAATTAGATAATGGATCAAACGCTAAAGATTCATCCAGAATTAAAATAAAAGTAAGAAAGATTAAAGCAGTAAAACGTATTGATGATACTTCGTATTCTAATGAAGAATATTATTTATTAAATGAAGATTCGGGTATTGTATATGATTATGTATTAAATTATCCTGTTGGAAAAATTGATAAAGATGAAAATGGACAATTAATATTATTAGAAAATGATATTTATATAATTGCAGATGTAATAGAAATACCTGAACAAATATTATATGATCAAAATTAAATTATTTAGTTAAATTAATAATATTTTTAACTTTTTGTTCATAAGCTGTAATATCTGAATTATATAAATCAGATGCTTCTCTATTTGCTGGTGAAGAAGTATTAGGATCCATTAATAGTGATATAATAGATAAAAGTATAGTACGTATATTTTGTGCAGGCGTCCA